TCACGTGGGATGGGCTGCATGAACCCTGATAAAATACCCGGTAATAAAAAGGGTGGCTCAGTTAAGCCTAAAAAGAGAGTTAAATAATGACAACGACCGGCACTAGCAGTTTTAATTTAGATATTAATGACTTAGTAGAAGAAGCCTTTGAACGTTGTGGGCAAGAGCTACGTACGGGTTATAACCTAAGAACTGCTCGTCGGTCGTTAAATTTGATGACGATAGAATGGGCCAACAGGGGTATTAACCTTTGGACAATTGAGCAAGGAGCTATCCCATTATATCCGGGTCAGATTACTTATGATCTTCCTGTTGATACGATTGATTTACTAGACCAAGTAACACGCTCTGGGTCAGGGCAGGGTCAGATTGATATTAATATCAACCGAATTTCAGAGTCTACCTATGCAACTATCCCTAATAAGAACGCTACAGGTAGACCTATTCAAGTCTGGATAAATAGACAATCAGGCGCAACGTATCCGACAACGGGGATTAAGTATCCTCAGATTAATATTTGGCCTACACCCGATCAAGGTTCAGTAGGTGATCCGTATTACACATTTGTTTACTGGCGATTACGTCGTATTCAGGATGCAGGTAACGGTGTAAACACCCAAGATATTCCATTTAGATTTTTGAATGCAATGGTTGCAGGGCTTGCTTATTACTTATCTATTAAGTTAGCAGGTGTAGACCCTAATCGTATTGCGATGCTTAAAGCTGATTATGAACAGCAGTTTCAATTGGCATCCGATGAAGACCGAGAAAAAGCTAATAATCGTTTTGTTCCACGGACTCTTTTTTATGGGCGATAGGTGTGATTGATGTGAGTTGTTATGTGACTGATGTGGTATCATATCGCTTTCTTAATTTAGGAGGCTTTATGACTAATCAGACCAGAGACAATTCTGTAGCCCATATAGACATTGGCAGGGTATGTGGGGTATATCTATTAACTGATACAGTTACTGGTAAAACGTATATTGGAAGCTCGACGGATATTAGAGTGAGACTTGTCCAACATTTTCACTGTATGAGTGAAAAGGGCAGAAAAAACATAACAACTTATAATAACTTTGCAAGCACCTACAAGGATTGTGGAGCTAAAGTATTTACTGCAAAGGTTTTAGAAGAATGCACTAAAGAGGCTCTAAAAGCTAAAGAGATTCACTGGATAGCCCTTTTAAACCCAAGTGAAAACACTCAACACGTCATTGATGATAGACCAATTTACAGTGATAAAGAACGTGCGATGAGGTCAGAAAGAACCAAAAGACTATGGGGCAATTCAGAATATAGGGAACATGCAGTCTCAGTTAGAAAAGGGAAAGCGTACAATAAAGGGTATAAGTGTACCGATGAGCAAATTCTTAATAGAAAAAAAGCCGCTAGAATATCAAATATGAAGCGCAACTACGGTGAACAATGGAAAGAAGAATATGCTAGACGGTATCCAGAGTACGTTGGGGACTTAAATGGCTACTAAATTTGCGGTTGGTAAATGGGCTTTTGGTTTTTGTGATATATGCAATCAACGGTATAAGCTTGCAGAGTTACGTAAACTGACAATTAAGACCAAACAAGTTAGCATTAAAGCTTGCCCTGAATGCTGGAACCCAGATCATCCCCAGTTACAGTTAGGGATGTATCCCGTGCAAGACGCTTGGGCATTAAGAGAACCACGACCAGACACTAGCTACCAGACTTCTGGTTTAGATGTTAACGGTGTACAATCAGAAGGGAGTAGAATATTTCAATGGGGCTTTAATCCTGTTGGTGGTTCTCGTGCAAATGACGTCGGTTTGACGCCCAATTATTTAGTCGCTACTACCTATGTCGGCGACGTAACTGTAACAGTATCTTAGGAGTACAACATGGCTTATAAATCAGCAGCAGATGGCATCACTAAAAAAGGCAAAACCAAAGGTAAAAACTTGGGTGATGATGGTGCTAAAAAAGGCATTGATGGTGATGTAGCAAAAGGTGGAAAAGCTAAAACCGTTAAATCAATCGACATGAAAAAAATGGGTCGTAACTTAGCACGTGCTAAAAACCAAGGCGGTAAATAATGGCGCAAGATAATAAAGGCAAAAGCTTCATTGATAGCTTAAACATCGCTGCAGGTAATGTGAGCAAAGGTAATGTAAAGCCTGAAAAAACCGATGGCATTAAAATCCGCGGTACAGGTGCTGCAACTAAGGGTGTAAAAGCCCGCGGACCTATGGCGTAATATGAATTACACTCAGCTTTGTGCAGACATACAAGACTACGTAGAGAACACATTCTCTGCCGACCAGCTTGCGACTTTTGTTAAACAAGCTGAACAACGTATATACAACACGGTACAGCTACCTGATTTACGTAAAAATGTAACTGGTGTACTTACTAGTGGCAATATGTATCTCCAAGCGCCAACAGACTTTTTAGCGCCTTATTCACTGGCTGTTATTGATGCTCAAGACGAGTATGTCTACCTACTTAATAAAGACGTCAATTTTATACGTGAGTCTTACCCCAGTGCTAGCTACTCAGGTACTCCAAAGTACTATGCAATATTCGGCCCAAGATCAGATGACCAGAAAGAATTGGCATTTATTTTAGGCCCAACACCTAGTGCAGCATTTACAGTAGAGCTACATTACTTCTACTACCCAGAGTCAATTGTCGATGCTGGCCAAACTTGGTTGGGTGACAACTTTGATTCTGCGTTGCTTTGGGGGTCTATTGTTGAAGCTTATCATTTCTTAAAAGGCGAAGCTGATCTTATTGCTGTGTACCAAAATAGATACCAAGAAGCCTTAGGATTGCTCAAACAATTAGGTGATGGTAAAGATCGTGGCGATGCCTATCGTGATGGGCAATATAAACAATCGGTGCGCTAATGAGCTTAACTCAAACACAGACAACGTCCTTTAAAGCTGAGTTGTATCAAGGCATACATGACCTATTGACTGACGATATTTACATCGCCTTGTACACCGCAAATGCCACATTAAATCAGAACACAACAGCTTATACAGCAGACGGTGAAGTAACTGCAACGGGCTATGATGCTGGTGGGCAGCTGTTGTTAAACTCAACTGTAGCTTCGGATGGGTATACAGCCTATGTAAGTTTTGATAATCCTTCTTGGGCAGCAGCGCTTACAGCTAGAGGAGCTTTGATTTATAATGCTTCCAAAGGAAACAAATCAGTCGCAGTATTGGACTTCGGTGCAGATAAAACTTCGACTACAACATTTACAGTAACGCTACCTGCCAATACAGCAGACAGTGCGTTAATACGATCTTCAAATTAAGGGGTTAGCGATGCAAGCTGAATCGTTTCAAATTAAAGACACTCAAGATGCTACAGTGAGTAAAAGTTCTTCAGTAGCTGAAGGCACAAACCTAACCGGATTTTATGAAGTCGAATGTTACGACGCAGACGGTCAATTGAAATGGTCGGACACTATTAAAAACCTTGTGGTTACAGTGGGCCGTAATGACTTATTAGATAAATACTTTGCAGGGACATCATATACAGCTGCTTGGTATATGGGCTTAGTTGATAATGCATCTTTTTCAGCGTATGCAGCGGGCGATACTTTAGCTTCTCATAGTGGTTGGTTAGAGTTTTTAGACTACACAGGATCTAATAGAACAACTGTAGGGTGGAATGCAGCTTCTGCGGGCAGTAAAGTAACTACAACAACCGCTTTTAATATTAACGGTTCCGGCACTGTGCTAGGTGCTCTAATGTGTACAACACAGGCTAAAGGTACAGCATCAAACGGTGGTGCAGGTATTCTATATTCTGCAGGTTCATTTACTGGCGGGTCTCGCGCCGTGGTATCAGGGGACACATTGAACGTCCAGTACTCTGCAGCAACATCTTAAAGGAGAATATTATGGCCGCAAGTTTTAAAGTCGGGGAGCGAGTTAAACTAACTTCAGTTATCCCAGAAGGTCCTGTTAAAACACTATCTGTTAATCAAGATGGTGATATTCAATATTTAGTTGAATGGCAAGATGCTGATGGGGCGAACCAAGAAGCTTGGTTTAAAGAAGAAGACCTCGTTAAAGCTTAAGGATAACTATGTCACTTATCGTTGCGGATAGAGTTCAGGAAACTTGTAGTGCTCCGGGTACAGGGGCGGTCACTCTTTTGGGTGCTGTTGCAGGGTACAAAACTTTTTCTGCAGCTGTAGGTAATGGCAATACTTGTTACTACACAATCGCGGATCAATCAGGCGCTAACTGGGAAGTCGGTATAGGCACTTATGCTACTGCTGGGAATACATTAACCCGTACAACACCTTTAGCAGGTAGTGCCGCTACACCTGTTAATTTTACTTCAGGTACTCAAAACGTATTTTTGACATATCCGGCTGAAGTAGCAGTTTATGCTTCTAATAACTCTTCTCAAGTTGCGGGTCAAATACTCGTAGCAAACGGCGCG